TAACGTATAGATCACTGACCAGATCAGATAAGAAACTGCCCGTAGTATAACAGGCAGTCTTAGCTGACTCATCATTGCACTTGAAAGCACAACGATAAGCTACGATGTCACCATCGATTAGGATCACAACGCTTCCGCTTCGGACAGAGAGTTATCGCTGTACTCAATCAGGTTAGTAACCTTCATCTTAATCATGGAAGGCGACCGACCAGTACCAACAGACCAATCGTAGTAACCAACAACAGCGATTGCTTCTGATCCGTTAGAGATAAGCACATCTTCAGGTATCTCAACACCATCAGCGTCAGTCAAGCGCATAGGGTTGTTAGACTTCATGGTGATAAAGAAGCCACGGTCGTCACCTTTGTTGCTAGGTGCAATACCCATTTCTTCAATGGCTTCAACAGCTTTATCGCTAAGGTTGCCAAGCTGCACTTGGTACTTGTTACTAAACTTGTTGAGCTTGTTACGCTCACACCAGTAAACAGTTCCACGTACAGTGATAGGTGGTAGTTTGTTTGCAGACATAATGTTTCTCCTAGTGGGTTTCTGCCCAGTTGTTACCTACTCTATATTCGCCGTCTAAGGGACACCGTAGGTTTAATGTCTCACCGGCGATTCTGATAGCACGTACACCGATACGTCCGACTGTATCTGCGTAGTGCGTTGTTGTCTCTATCTGCCACTCGTCGTGTACGTTGGCAACAAATCTATGTGGTATGTTCTTCAGTCTATCTGATAAGTGTATCAAAGCTTGCTTCATAACGATAGCCCCTGCACCTTGTAATAACGTATTCAGTGCGGCGTGTTCTGATCTTACTCTGAGCTTTCGTCCGTCAAGTCCAGCAAGTACGCCTGACTGAGCCTCGATATGTGTATCTCCTCTAACTCTTTCAAGAGACGGCGTGTTAGATAGAAATGTTTCTTTAAGTCTTCTTCCAGTGTAGCTATTTCCTCCAACGATAGCTCCGATCTTAGCATCTCCGGCTCCATACAGAAACGCATAAATGAATGTTTTCGCAAGAGGCCGCGTCTCAAGTCCAGCTGCTCGTTGATTAGCCGTATGTATATCGCCATTGAGGATTTCATTAGTATAATCTTCGTCATCCATGTAGTGAGCTAACATGCGTAGCTCTAAACCGCTGGCGTCAATGCCAACTAAACTGTTCCCTTCATCCACGGTCCAGCAACTACGGCATTCAGTACCGAATGGTGCAGACACGGCTGGTACTTGTGCCATGTTAGGACTGAGGTGTGTCATACGTCCTGTCACAGCACCGTTAGTGATAACCCTTCCGTGTACCCTACCATCATCCTTGACAGCCTTAAGCCATGAATCTATCTGCGCTACTCGCTTCTGCAACATCATGTAACGTGCAACTGCTTTGGCTTCGGGTAGATCTATACCGTCAAGTACCTTCTCATCAACGATGATGTTACCCTTCTCTGTCTTCTTTTTAAACGTAACGCCAAGACCTTGCAGTCGCTCTGCTATCTGCTTACGTGATCCGGGATTGAAGATAGTGACCTTATCTTTCAGACGCTTACCTGTCTTCTCAGAGATACGTTCCTCAACGATAGGTGGGAAGATACTTTGTAGCTCTGCTTCGATGTTGTTCATCTCAAACATAAGATCCATCATCAGCTTATCAGCGTACTCCGTATCTAACTTGAACCCGTTCCGTTCTTGCTCAGTCACGGCCCAGCCTACACTGTGTTCAAGATCAATAGACTGCTGAGAGAAGTTCTCATTGCGTAGCTGTAGCTCTAACCATTTATGAACCTGTTCAGTCAGCTCAACATCAGCAATACAATACTCGATCATCTCGTCGCAGAGTCCACCGTCGTAGTCAGTGAAGTCTAGCTTACCGGTTCCTCCCAGTAGCGTTCCCCAGTTCCGAAGTGAATGCCCTCCGTCTTGACTGGGGTTGTAGAGTCTGGACAGGTAGAGAGTGTCCACAACAGAAGACCTAGCAATATGTATGTCCCAAACACTATCGAGAACACGACAATCAAACCCGATGAGGTTGTGTCCGATGACTTTATCTGCTTCATTCAAGACACTCCTCAATGAGTCCGGTGTTGTATGCACTTGTATATCGTTCTTCACCTTCGTAACTGCACACCAGATCGTTGAGTGATCCGTAGTAGTTTCTATATCCAAGTAACAGGTATTCATGGTAAGTCTCATTCAGTTCGTTACGTTCACTGTTGTGGTTAAACTTCTGGTAAGTCTCCGTCAACAGTTCCTGTTCTAATATCCAGCTCCCAATCTTGCTCATGGTATATCATCTCCTCTAGGTCTGCGAGTGTACGTAAATCTTCCCTATCAATCAATACAAAATCGTAGAGACTATGAGCAGAACAGTGAAGACATAAATCTACAAACTCTTTGCTAACAGCGAACCGCCTTGTAGCTTCGTAGCCTGTTAGCTCTACATCACACGCAATACATCTCATTCAATTAGTTCCTCTACGGGTGTCAGTTTATCCTGATCTAAGAAATATGCGGGTCTGTTACGACCAAAAGGATCACCCCAGTTTTCCTCTTGTACTATATGATTGTAAGTAGCGTAACCAACTACAGTATACTCAGGAAACTCCCCTACTACTAACAAGTACAACTCACACTTATCGTGTTTCTTGTGGGGCATGACAATAAGCCTACCTGTTTTGTACTTCGTTGTCTTCACATCAATAGTTTTACCATTGTGTATAATATCATGTGCTGGTAAGTCGCTTGCTTGAAAATCTGTCTCAATATCGTAATACACATTTAGAATCTTAGCTGCTGCCATCTCAGAGCCAACACCATCAACGTCAATGTTCTTGTAAGAATCTACATTAACTACGTTTTTATCCTGTCCAAAACCTTTCTCTCTGGCGTTTTCATAACGCATCTTTGCAATGGATTGACAAACTTTCTGTTCGTTCTTTCCTAGCTTATAAGATATCATCATGCTTCTCCTCGCGCTGTGTCAATCTACCTGTTGCTTCATTGTAGAATACTTCACAGGCTTTACCAGTCTTTCCCGTGTACCTGTTCTTCAACACACGCAGCACGGTCGTGTTTCTAACAATGGGATCATCACTCTGACTGTTACGTTCAGCACCGATGACCGCATCAGAGAGCTGTGCAATCGACGCAGAGCCACGTAACATACCAAGAGAAGTGACAGCACCATCCTCCAGTTGCTTCCCTTCAGGGCGTCGTAGGTGGCTCACAAGGAACATACAAATCCCCATCTCCTGTACGAACGTCCTCAGCTTAGTCATAATCATATCCAAAGCACGTCGCTCATCACCGTTGCTCTGGTCAGACACAAGGATAGAGACGTGATCCAGTACGATATAACGTACGCCTAAGACTTTGACGAAGTATCTCATACGGCCCAGTACATTTTCAATCTCGTTACTACCGAAGTGTTCCCACAGATAGACGCGGTTCTCATAGTCCATCGTATCGTACACAAGATCAATGTCTTGGTCGTCGTACTCACAGTCGGGTAGGTGTATCGGCTTGTTCAGCTCAAGACCTACCAGTCCACGCATGGTACGCTCAGGTGTCTCCTCAAGAAACATCAAGCCAAGGTTGTCCTCAGACTGCGCCATGATGGACGACACTACCTCACGTAGGAGAGTAGACTTACCCAGTCCTGAACCTGCACAAATAGTAACCAGCTCTGCTGTGCGTATACCATACAGGTGTTTGTTCAGCCCCTCGAATGGGTACTGTACCTTCGCCTTGGTGAGTGGCTTCTTAATCAGATCACGTAGCTCACCAGCACCGACGATACCTTCGGGTGTGTACGGTTGCGCGGACCAGAATACTTTGGTGTACGCTTCCGCTTGATTGTTAACAAGATAATCACACGCGTCCTTGTAGCCGTTGACGTGCTTAACAATCCTTGCTTTGTTACCGAACAGATCGGCACATTCCTTTGATGCCTTCTGTCCAGGCTCATCAGCATCGAAGCATATAACAATGTTCTCGAAGCTGTTCAGCCAATCATAAAAAAGGCGACAGTCCTTTGCCGCCGAAGTCGCACCGTTGCGAACGGACACTACTGGAAACTTTGAGCCTGTCATTTGATAAGCCGCTAACGCATCGTACTCACCTTCAACAAGGGTTACATACTTACCACCCGCAGAAAACAAATGCTGTCCATACAATCCTGCTTGCTTCCAATCACCAACGATACTGAATCGTTTGTCAGGGTTACGAACCTTCGCTGCCACTGGCTTTGTTGGATCGTCAGGGTTGTAGTAACCAAAGGTTGTGATGTCTCCCTGCTTCAGGGCTGCGTACTTCTTCGCCGTCGTTCCTGTGATTAAACGGTCGGTGATAGTACGGTACTCCGCTGTGATTAAACGGTGTTCAGTCTGAGTGAATGACGGCTTAGGCTTATCGCTGATAGAACCTAGCTCTCTGACGTTATTAACCCTAGCGGCTGGTGTATACGTATCACATACAAAACACTTGGTCGAGCCGTCTTCGTTATACGCTAACCCATCACTGCTGTCACAGTCAGGACAAGGTTGGTGTGTGTTAGTGAATGTCATGTCTACCAGCTCCCATGTCAGTGTACAGTTCGTCAATCTCACCGTCGTCCATTGCCTCTAACAGTTCAGAAAAGAAACCACCCGCTATGTTTAACGCTTCCGTAATGGTTAACAAGTCTAGCTGCCGTTCAACAATCTCTGAAATCTTTCTCTCTTTAGAGATACTCATAGGATAAATACCTTATAAGTTAATATTAAAATGTTGGTCTTATATGCTTTCTGCATAGAGTCTAACATTACTTTTCTTCATCACGCAAGCGTTTATATTCTTCGATGTCATCCTGTTCAAACTCCTCTGCGTAATTTCCCTTTGCTTCCCAGTAATCTTGGTAGTCGTCGTGCCAGACTTCCCAGCTTTCTCTTTCACTGTTCATAAAACCTCCGTTGTATGCTTGACAATTCTGTATCGTTTACCATTGTCACGTTTTGTGTGAACGTAGTGCTTCGCTTGTTCAATACAGTCTATTGCCCACACCTGCGACCACACGTCGTCGTATAACTCTATGATATATGTTGTATGAATACCAATCATGTGCATGTCTCCTCCTAAATCATGTTGACATATTCGTCATTGATAATTGTCTGCACGTGTATGTAACCTTCAGGCCAGTACGTGTATGACTCCTTGAGTGCCTTCGCTGTTCGGTGTACTGACGCCTCAAAGTGTTCATACATTCCCAGCTCCTCTTTGTAGTACCAGAACGGTATTCGTAACACTGGTTCTGCCGGTCCGTGTTGCTCGTAGTACACCACAATCTCAGCGTCGTTACCAATAGGTCCGTCGTTGCCAAACATCTTTGTATGGCCATTCTCTGGTTGTTTCATGTTCACTCCTTTGCTCCTAAGAATTTATCGAGTTTACCTGACCGCTTGAGCTTTGCAATAGCCCTGCTCTCGATTCTTTTAACGTCCGTCTGTGTGATACCCATAGCATCAGCGACCTGCTGCTGAGTCATGAAGTAATCATACTGCTTACCTTTCTTTTTACTTGTCACGCTTCTAATACCTCACGTGTCGTTATCTCAATATGTAACCATCCCAGCCAAGCGATGTAACCCGCACCACAAAACTCATCCGCTGGTATGTACGCCGTTGATAGCTTAAATCTGTTTGTCAAGTAGACATCAATTAAAAACTTACCCGTTTCGATAACAATACCGTTGTTGCCTACACCTTCCGGTCCGCCGTAGTACCTATGTGCTGTAGTGATTCTCATTTTAAACTCTCCATTGTTTGTTCAGCTCTTTCATACGCCTCTTGTGTCGTGCCTTGCGCTTGCGTCGTCGTCTGTTTCGTGGATCGTTCCAACGTTCGTACACGCTGAAGATGATGTACCATACAGGCACAAAACTAAATAAAATTACAATGTCAACTAGTGTTGGATTCATCGTCGTCTCCCCTCGTCTCTACCTTTCTCGTAGCCTACAGCGTGGCCTACTATGGCCCCGAATAAAAACAGAATCGTGATTAGTGTCGCCAACAGTAAAAAGTCCATTATGCTACAACCTCCCCGTTTAGATATATGTCGCCTTTGCGTGTGCATACGTCCACACCTAACGCTCTTAATCGGCTCATAGTAGTTCGTGTGGGCCATGTTCGGAGCGTCTGACGATCAGTCTCAACCGTACCATTCGCCGAACACGCTAGCCTGTTTCCGTGTAGGTATACCCAGCTTAAACCGTCGCCGTCACTAATTACCTCCGTATTTCCACTGGTCCAGTCCCTGCTGTTCTCTATCGCGTTTAACATCTTTTCCTCAATCTTTCTCATGCCTCTAACTCCTCTAATGCTTCCAATGCCTCTGTGAATGCTTCGTGTTCAGTCTCCAGACCGTAGCAAGTGAAGGCGTGGAAGTCTACCCACTCTCCGCCAATAGGCGTCTGAAAGTTGAACATGGCGTTCTCGTTCCATTCGATGCGAATGTGTCCGTGTGTGTCGTGTTCTAGCTCTAAGTATTTCATGTCTCTCTCCTTAGTATCCTAACCATTCAAGAATTTCATTTGAGCAATAAACCTTTTTATCCCCTACCTCGTCAACAAATTCAGCCCAGTCTATGCCATGCGCTAACACCTCCGCCTTGGCTTGCTTCAGAGACACCGCGTGTCCTTCCATTGCTTCGTCGTATGTCATTGTCTTGTTTCTCCGTTGTTTACCCAGACGCCTCGCGGCGTTTCGCTTGAGTCTCACAAGCTCGTCAGTGGGTTTATTCTTCGCGCTTGAACCAGCGACGGTAGGCGTGAACAGTATGCGGTAACTCAATACCAAACTCTTGGTCTAGCTCCATTAATGCGTCATCTGCCATTCGTTGGTGCGTACGATGTTGTTCGATATTGCCTTCCTCTAAAGCATTTTTTGCCATGTCTTCCCAAACTAAAACAGTGTTGAAAAGCGTTGCGATTTTGTTGGATACGTTTCTTTCGAGTTGTGTCATGTCTTGTTTCTCCGTTGTTTGTTTAGGCGGTAAAGATAGCGAAAATGAAAACAATCTGTAAAGCAAACAGCGCAAGGCCATAAACCAATTCATCTGTCTCGTTCACTATCTTAGGCTGTCTGTTCTTATATGCGTTGTGTGCTTGTTGGTTTGTCATATCTGTTTCTCCGTTGTTTGTGGAGCCGCTTACGCGGCCAGACCTTTTAAATACTCACGCATGTCACCCAGCTCGTTTAGCTCCATAAGCTGGTCATAGGAACGATCTACCACCTCGTTACTGAGATAGTCCATACGCTCGTTAATGAGTTTAAGAGTCGCGTTTACTTCGTTGTGTGTTGGTTGGTTTGTCATGTCTGTCTCCGTTGTTTGTTTGTTTGTTGAACGCTAAAGATACTGCGAAGTACGTACCAACAATAAAAACACCAACAAAAACAAGCACTTAGCCTGTACCATGTCCGCACTGTTACCTGTTACCAGTGTTACTTTGTTACCTCATGTAACCGAATGTGTTACCTCAAACGTTACCGGTAACTTATAACTATCAGTGATGGCTGCGCAGTATCTATTCATATGGTGAATGTCTATGGTGTGTCTGTGGCGTGTCTATGGGGGTCCAACCTAGACTCTCACACCTCACCTAGTCAGTTCTGTTTTGGTACTGAGTGGGTTCTGTTTTGGAACTAAGCTGTGGATAACTTTGTTGATAACCTGTGGATAACTGGGCCGGGGGAGGGGCTGTGACTGCGGCGTGTGCGTGTGTTCCCTCTCAGATACAAAAAAGAGTGAAATTGAACCTTAATATAACCCCTAGTTATCTAACAAGAAACCTATATAACAAAAGGGTCTAAGCGGTGCAGAATCTGGACCGTGCTGGTACAGTTTAAAGGACAATGTCAAGTACTTTGTAAAATATATTACTTTTTTTAAACAAAGGTATTGCTTTTTAGTATTTTTTATGATATACTATTAGTATAGACTTAGAAATTACTCTTTAAAGATTCTTTACTGCACCTTATATGATAAATATTATATGATAATTATTAAATGTTTAACTTATAAGGCATACAAGAATCTTTAAAGAATCTTTAAAGAGGGTCATATGACTGTTCCTGTTAAACGGAAACGTGGAAGACC